ACCTAAGTTCGTCGCAAGGATAGGGCGGCCTGGAAAAGTAGCTAGGATGTAGGAGGGGGTGAATTATGAAGGCAACGTTTACAGTTGAATGGAAGGATGGATTGAGTCCTGGATGGATGAACAAGTACAACTTGTTAAGTTGTCTCACTACAGATACGCACTGTGGCGAGGGTCTGATTTTAGGGGTAGAAGATACCGATAAAGATGGAGGTGAATGATGAGCATTAAGCTGTACAAGAAACCGCAAGAGGTTGGTTGGCTTGGATGGATCGAGGGCGAGAATGAGCGCTGTGTTGGGTTTATTCAGCTCGATGGGTCTGTTCAGTTTGGATGGTGATAGGAGGAGGTGATAGGGATGTTTGACTTGATGGATATTGTGAACACGATGAATCATATTCGTGAGGCTGGGAAGATAACAAGTTCTGCAGAAGCATTTGCGCTCGGTTTTGCCGAAGGGGTCCTGTACGCAGAAGCGCAGAAAGAGCAACAGGTTACGACGGTGTATACAGGGCAAGCTGACGGCGCATCGAGCCAGGTATAACGAGGTAAATGAAACATGCGCGGTGGGTGGCGGGGCCTCTCGCCCGAAAGGGCCGCTCAGTTTGATCAACTGAGATCCGGGGCAATGTGGTATACCTCACCGCGCACAACTTAAGGGGGCGCATAGTGAAGAAGAAACCAGAGAGGTTTGAAGACGTGATCGATCAGTTTTGCGAGGGATGGGCTAGGACGAATCCCCGGCCACGTATGAAGGACAAGGCGACGCGGTCGATGTTCTCGGTGGAGCTGGCGCGGGCGATTCGCAAGTATGCTAAGGTGACGCGCATAGTCTCTTGACAGCCTACCGGGTTTGTGGTATGATGTGTATGTGGCGGCTGCGGCGTCTATAGCGCGGAGAATAGCAGGTAAACTAATGGGTGTTAGTTTTAATCCTGGGGCTGCGTGCCTGCTCTGCTGAAGGTCCCCGCCGGGGAAGATCCGGCCAGCCGCCACAACAAAAGGAGGCAACATGGTATACGGGATAATCGTAGGCGCGGGCGCGGGAATGACTATCACAACGTTACTCTACGCATGGATGCTGATTCGTGCGAACCGGCAAAGCAGAGAGGATTCCAAGGTGATCGAGGCATTGCTAATACGGAAAGCGGAGGCGAGTGAGATGATTGCGGAGAACTTAGCAGCATGTGTTGATAGCACAAAGCAGGATGGTGAAGCTATATTCCGCACACATGGCGATAATGGGGTTGTAAAGCGACGCGATGGCAGCGTGCTTCGGTGGTATACGGAGAGGAGTGAATCATGACCGGCAAAGGAAACAGGCGCACGGTGACGAAGCGCGGCGGTAGCTACGTGGTGACGATCCCCGCGGCGTACGTGGCGCAGTTGGGGATCGAGGATCATACCGTAGTGGAGTTTGAGCCCTACGGGCGAGAGTTGATTATGAGGAAGGTGAGGGAAGATGAAGGCTGGACTGAATAGGAGGGGGAAGTGGAAGAAGAGCGCCTTAACGACATGCTAAATGATGCGTGGAATCTAGTTTTCAGTGGCGAGAATGATGATAAGACGGGACGACAAATAAGGGAAATGCTGGAAGAGAAATATTGTGTTCATGATGCAAGGATGTTCTTCAACATAATGCGGTGCTCCACGGAGCCGAAACCTAACTCCGTCGCATGAATTCGAGGAGGAAGAAGATGAAGCCAAGTAGACGAGCTGGTAACCAACCGACAACGCGGCGACCGAGCCCTCCTGATAGTGATGAGATAGTAGGGTTTGCGTGCAGAATTGTTAGGCTTTATAAGGAATGGGAGGGGGTAGTATCAACTAAATGGGTAACAGAAAATGACTTGACTATGCGCGAATAGAGTGCTATAAGATGGTCTCGGTGAAGCAAGAGTGGCGTCTTGTGTGACGAGACAGCAACGGGGAATTAAGATGGCCGACCTTCTCCCCCCTCAGCGTGGGATAAATCGGGGCCACTCGATCCGCGCCGGGTCGGTCGGGTTAAGTAGAGGAGGTGTGGCAACAGAAAAAGGAAGTCAAAAAGCTTGCTTTCTTCTCCGTAATGTGATAGGGTAGGGGGTAGACAGATAGCAGACCCGGAAACGGGAATCGATGCGTCTCTTAGCGAAAGCTGAGGGACGTTCTCTTTTGGCGGTGGAAATGCGGATAGGAACAGCGGTCGCGAATGCGGTGGTCAGGTGGGCGGCGTCACGCGCGGCCCCGGCGGTCGGTACTGCGTGGGCTGCTGATCAGCCGCTGTGGTCGGATTGGTCGATGCAAAATGCGATCAAAGAAGGCTACAAGAAGCATCACACCGTATACGCAATTGCGAGTGACTTAGCTGATTGTGTGAGTTCCGTCCCGTGGGTGGTCAAGCGAGACGGAGAAATCTTCGATACTGGTCCACTTTCTGACATGATACGCAGTCCGAACAGTACAACGCCGTGGAGCCGATTGATCGAGGCGACGGACATCTATAAGTCGATGGCGGGCAATGCGTACCTGTTGCACCAAGACATAGCTGGGATGATCCGTTTGTGGATCTTGCGACCTGATCGTGTCAAGATCGTGCCGGACAAGGACGGGCATCTGAAAGAGTACCGATACTCTCTTGGCGATGGGAAGGATAAGGTATACAAACCGGAAGAGGTCATGCATTTCTCGTTCTTCGATCCGGGATCTGATCTACTGGGCATGTCTCCACTTCAAGCGGCGGCGCGGATTGTGGACACGTCAAACTCCCTCGTGCAGTGGAACAAGGAATCGCTAGGAAACAGGGCAAAGAAAGACGTCTTGATGTCGCCTAAGAACACGCTAACCCCTACGCAGCATGCCAAGTTGCTTGAGTTGATCAAGAAGCAGGTGAGCGGGCCGAAGCACGCGCATGGTGTCTTACTCCCGTCTGAGCCGATGGACGTTTCTGAGCTAGGCCTGACACCGGCGGAGCTGGACTTCACGCACTCGTTCACCCTCTATGAGCGGGCGATCTGCGAGGTTTTCCATGTACAGCCGGAAGCGGTCGGGATCGGGGACGCCACGTATGAGCACAAGAAGTGGGCAATCCGAGCAAAGTGGGAGGGTCCAGTTGAGTCACGTCTACGGGAGATGCGATCGGTGCTCAATCACGGGCTGTCTATGTATGGCACGTCCTACCCTGCGCGGAAGGGCGGTCTGTATCTAGACTACGATCTATCGGACACTCCAGCGGCTGTGGCGGCGCGTACAGAGGCGTCGGAAATGGCTAAGACATATTGGTCGATGGGAGTGCCGTGGAATGTGCTCAACGATCAACTCGACCTTGGAATGGGAGAAGTGCCAGGCGGCGATGTGGGATACATCCCCGCGACGTTGCTCCCTACCGTGTCTGGCTCTGAGAGAGCGGTGAGGGCGGTCAATCCGAGTGACTCTCAGTTACACGATCACTGGAGGGCAATCGATCAGCACAAGCAAGGATGGGAGCGCGGGGTTGAGAACAAGATACTTGACAGGTTTGCTGAGGAGCGCAAGGCAGTCATCAAGGCGATCGAGGGCGGAGCGCTGGACACGGACGTTGTCATTGACGGGCAAGAGAGTGAATGGACAAAGCTGATCACAGCCGTCATGCAGGCGGTTATAGAGGACTTCGGGGAGCAGCAAGCAGCGGAGCTTCGGTCGGGCTCCCCGCAGTTCACCCGTGACTTCGATCCGTGGAGTGGTGAAATAGAGCGGTGGGTGACCGAGAAGACGGCGGTACATGTTCAAGGTATCCAGGAGACGACTAAGAAGGCGATTAGAGCGGCGGTGCTTGAAGGGCTAGAGGACGGGTTAGCGATCCCAAAGATTGCCAAGGCGGTGGGCTTTGCGATGTCGGCAAATGCTAAAGGGCGATCTGCGACCATAGCACGGACAGAGGTGCACACGGCGGCATCCTTTGGAATCCATGAGTCAGCGAGGCAGTCGGGAATCGTGAGACAGAAGCAGTGGATAACGTCAGGTGACGAAAGGGTGCGCGATCTCCACGTGATGAATGAGGGTGCGGGATGGATTCCCTTTGACAGCCCGTACCCGAGCGGCGCGCTGTTCCCAGGTGACGGCGGGCCAGAAGATTCAGCAAACTGTCGATGCGCGGAAGCATACCAGACGAGGTGAGATGATGGACTTTAGAGCATACAGCATGGAAGTGCGAGGGCTGCAAGAGGCGGGAATGTTCACCGGGTATGCCTCCGTGTTTGGGAACATTGACTCCTACGGCACTGTAGTAGACAAGGGAGCGTTCAAGAAGACGATCAAGGACAACAAAGGGCAATTCCCTGTGCTCTTCTTCCACGACCCCACGCGGCCGGTGGGGATGACCTCGGTACAGGAAGATGGCCACGGGCTCCTCGTAGACGGGAAGATCGACCTAAACACGTCGGATGGGCAGCTTGTATACAGCGGGCTCAGAGAGGGATACATTGACCGGATGTCGATCGGGTTCGACGTGATCACCGCGACACCGGTAGATGGGATTCCACACTTTAAAGAGCTCCGGCTATGGGAGAACTCACTCATTACGCGCAACTTCGCGGCCAACGAGGACGCGTTGGTCACGGACGTGCGTGCGACGGTGGCGGGGCTGCGCAGGATACAGGTTGCCATGCAAGAATCAGCCAACCTTGAGCTGCAGAACGCGCTTGCAGATCTACGGACATTGGTAGAGCAGATCGAGACGCGCAAAGCGACACCGTTCGCGGATTTGCCCTTGGCGGATAAGGCCACAAAGTGGGATGCGGGCAAGGCGCGGGCGCGGGTGAAGGACTGGGCAGATGGAGACATGGCGAAGTATCGTCGGGCGTTCCTCTGGTACGATGCGGAGAATGCGGACAACTTGACAGCATACAAGTTCCCCATCGGCGACATCATCGACGGGAAGCTGAAGGCCGTCCCACGGGGGATATATGCGGCGGCGGCGCGGTTGGATGGATCAGACATTGACGACAAGGATAAGGTGAAGCGCTCGATTGAGCGATACTACAAGAAGATGGGAGAAGATGCGCCGTGGAATCGGTCGGTAGAGATACCAGGCTGGGCGGACACGGTGCTAGATGAGATACGCAAGATCAACAAGGCACTCAGTAATGAGCCGCCGACAGGGGAAGAGCCGCACTCGCACTCGGACCCTTTGGAGGAGCTACGCGCGATCGGTGCACAGCTCCGCAACACACTAGTAGAAACGAGGTGAGTGCAATGGCAGACAAGACAGTGCAGGATGTGCAGAACGAGTTCAAGACGGTGATGGATGAGCTCCAAGTGCGTGTGAAGGAGTTGAGAGACCTTCGTGAGCAGTTGGAGACAGAGCGCACGAAATACGGAGAGGAGCTTGGCGAGACCAAGGCGAGCGTCGCAACGCTAGAGAAGGCGATCACGGACCTAACTGAGCAGCAACGCAAGCTGAACGAGGCGTATCATGCTCCTCGGATGAGCACAGAGGAAGCAGACAGGATTGAGCAAGACTCTCAGTTGAGGGCCTTCCTCAACCAGTGCCGCCACATGGCGGGAGCGGGAGACCCTCTCACCGAGGAAGAGCGCAAGGCGCTGTATCCGGACGGGAAGCGCTACTCCGTGCCAAGTGAGCCGGGGCAGTGGCGATCGTTGACGCCGGAACAGGCAAGGGCGTTGGTAGAGAACACCACGGGCGAGATTCTTGTCCCTGAGAGCTTCGACACCACGATCATCAGGTCGGTGGAAGAGACTTCGATCATGCGGCCACTGGCAACGGTGCGGCCCACTACGAGCAATCGCGAGAAGTACCGCAAGATGACGGAGTTTAGCGTTGCCTATGGGACAGCGCTGGAACTCGGTGGGTCGGCTACTGAGTCGGATGTCACCCCAAGCGAAGCCTACCAGTACATCGAGGACGCCTACGGCCTTACTTGGTTAGGTGTCAACGAGCTGGCAGACTCGGACGTGAATCTTGTGTCGTACATTGCGGATTCCTTCGCAAGGGCGCGGCGCGAGACAGAGGATAAGAAGTTCCTGGTTGGCGCAGGCCACGGGAGCTTGGAGCCTGCAGGGCTGATTGACACAAGTACGTTTGATACGGTGACGGCGGCTGGAACCTCAGCGATCGTGTTTGACGATCTGCAGGATCTTCTGTACGGGTATGAGTCTAGTTCTTCGACTCCTCTCAAGGATGTGTATCGCCGAAACGGTGTGTTTACCATGCACCCATTCACTGAGCTTGCGGTTATGAAGATTAAGAATGACGACGGGCAGTATATGTGGCAGCCCTCCATTCAAGCAGGGACTCCGAATGCAATTCGAGGGAAAGCAGTCCACACCACGACTTACATGGAGCAGATTGCTACCGGGGAGCCTACGGTCTTCTTCGGTGACGTCCGTAGCGCGTACAGGATCATCGATCGACTGGGGATGACCATGCAGCGACTGGTTGAGGTCAAGGCAACGGCGGGGCTTGTGGGGTTCTTGTTCCACTGGCACAATACAGGCGGGATTGTGCGGGCGGAAGCCGGGCGCATCTTGGTACAGGCATAGGGGGCGGTTAGGATGA